GTGATCGTGATCTGCTGGCCGGCCTAGGTCGACGCCGGAAGGGTATGGATGCTGAATATCAGCAATGGGAGCCGCATTTTCGTGAATTGCGCGATGCAATCCAGCCCTCCCGCGGGCGCTTTTCTTTGGGTGAAAACCGCAAGGCATCGACGCTGAACAAGCGGATCATCGACTCGTCGGGCCGCAAAGGCCTGCGCACTCTCAAGTCTGGGCTTATGGCGGGTATGACATCGCCATCACGTCCGTGGTTCAAGCTGGGGCTGCACAACGACTCCAACAAAGATGATCCCGATGTAAAGGCGTATCTGCACGAAACGCAAAAGCGGATGTATTCCGTTCTGCGGGGTTCAAACATCTATCGCACCTTGGATGCCTGCTATGGTGATCTGGGACTTTACGGCACGTTTGGCGGTTTGATCACGGGCAATTTTGATAACGTGATCCAATCCCATGCATTCCCGATGGGACTCTATCGCATTTCTGAAAATGAGGACGGCATTGTTGATATTCTGCATTGGGATATTCGCATGACTGTGGCTCAGGTTGTTTCTAAGTTTGGTCTGGATCGAGTTTCAACTAGTGTTGCCAACCGCTACAAGGCAAATGACCTGCACTCATGGGTTGATGTTTGTGCGGCTGTTGAGGTTCGCCGTGAGCGTGACCCCCTGTCCCCCCTGTCGATCGACAAGCCTTTGGCTGCGTTCTACTGGGAAAAAACGCGCTCTGATGCGTTCCTGATGGTGAGCGGTCATGGCACCAATGGTATTCTTGGCCCCCGCTGGGAACGCGTTGAGGGTGAAACATGGGCCACGTCAAGTCCCGGCATGGACGCGCTGGGGGACTGCGTTCAACTGCAGCAACAGCACAAAGACAAGTCGCTGTCCATTCAGATGTCCTACAAGCCACCGATGCAAGGCCCCGCTGGCTTCAAAAAGCACTTCCGCAACGTGCCAGGCGGCGTCACGACTGTCAGCACAACCGATCTGCAAAAGGGCGGTCTGCGTCCCACGCATGAGGTGCGGCCTGACATTCAGGGCTTGGTTATGGACATCAATGAAACCCGTCGCCGGATCAGTGAATCGTTCTATGAGGACTTGTTTAGGATGGCGTCTCAGCATGGGATTGATGGGGTGAAGAACGTGACTGCAACCGCGATAGCTGAAATGCATGAGGAAAAGCTGATCGCGCTTGGTCCTGTCTTGGAAAGCCTCGACCACGGGCTGCTGACGCCAGTGATTGAGGCGACGTTCCATTACATGCAAGAGGCTGAGATTTTGCCTGAGGCACCTGACGCGCTGAACGGTGAACCTATCAAGGTCGAGTTCATTTCTCTGCTGGCTCAGGCTCAAAAAGCAATTGGCCTTGCCTCGATCGAGCGGACCATTGGTTTTGCTGGTTCCCTTGCTCAAATCAAACCTGAGGCGCTGGACAAGATTGATGCTGACGCCGCGATGGATGAATTTGCTGATCAGGTTGGGCCGCCTCCTGGCATCATCGTGACGACAAAACAGGCGCAAGAGGCACGCGCGGCACGGGCCAAAGCCGCTCAGCAACAGCAAATGATGGAGCAAGTTCAGCCAATGGCTCACGCTGCCAAGCTGATTTCGGAAGCCAATGAGCGTGGTGCTGAGGGACTTGAGCGGGGGGCGATCGGATGAGCGGGCTGACACACCTTGAAAAGGCTCAGGCGCTACAGGAAAAGAACCTGCTGGCCGCGTGGCGGGCAATGCTTTCGCATGAGGCCGGTAGATTGGTTCTGTGGTCGATCTTGGACAAGACTGGTATCGCCAAGGTGGGCGCTGGTATGTTTGTGCATTTTGGGTCAGATCAAGACGCACTGTTGCGTGGTCGGCAACAGGTAGGTGGCGAAATTCTTGATGAGTTTATCCACACTAATGACCCTGAGGCATATTATGTTATGCTGAAAGAGGCGGATGATCGTGACTATGAGTTGCGCAAGGCTGCTGAATTGACTGAAACAGAAGGTGAGCAAGAGGATTAACTATGCATATCACAGATTTTTTGATGAAATACCGCAAGCCGTTTTTCACGCCAGAAAGTGAAGGCGGCTCAGGTGGTTCTAGCGGCGGTGATGCTACTGGCGATACCGGTGCTGCATCGGGCGCGGAAACCGCATTGGGTGGTGACGGCGCTGGTGCTGCGGATGGCGACAAGGGTGGCGATGCCGCGGCTGGTGAAGCTGAGGGCGATGCGACCAAGGACGGCGATGACACTGGCGACAAAGCCGGTGACGACGCCGATAAAGACAAGAATGAAGACGCTGGCGATGATGCTGGTGAATTTAAACTAACTGCCCCTGAGGGCATGGAAGATTTCCAAGGCGAATTTGACACGTTTTCGTCTGAGGTATCGGAGTGGATGCAAGCCAATCCTGACGCAACTGCATCGGACGCCCTGAAATGGGCTGCTGAGCAACAGGCGGACAAGGTTGCTAAGCAAACGCAGGATGTATCTGAGGCGTTTATTAAACAGATTGAAACTTGGGAAGCTGAGGCGAAAGCAGATAAGGACATCGGCGGCGATGCATTTGACGCAAACTTGGCTACGGCCAAAAAGGCGATTGACGCATTCGGTAGCGATGCGCTGAAAACTGCTCTCAATGAATCGGGGCTGGGCTCACATCCAGCTGTGATCAAATTCGCTGTAAACGCGGGTAAGGCGTTGTCAGATGCGCCTGTCCTGAAAACGAACGGGGGTGGTGCCAAGAAATCTTTGGCGGAATCCCTCTATGGAAAAAAAGACTGAAAGGAATAAAAAATGCCTGAACTTAATCTTACGAACCCGTCACTGATTGATGTGCTGTCGCGCACCGATCCTGACGGGAATATCTCCACGATCATCGAGGTGGCTGAAAAGTCCAACCCGATCATCGCCCACGCGACTTATCAGGAATGCAATGACGGCACCAAACACCGCCATGTGATCCGAACTGGTGTGCCTGAGCCAGCATTCCGTCGCTACAACCAAGGCGTCCAGCCCTCGAAAAGCACAACTGTGCCTGTTGAGGACACAACTGGCATGATCGAGGATTATTGTGAGGCGGATAAAGCTCTGGCTGATCTGTCTGGCAATGCTTCGGGCTTCCGTGCGTCTGAGGCTGCGGCGAAAATTCAGGGTTTCAACAACTTTGTTGCCCGCAATATGTTCTATGGCTCCACCGCGGTGACGCCTGAGGGCTTTATGGGCTTGGATGCGCGCTACAATGACCCATCGGTTGCCTCTGGTCGCCAACTGATCGACGGCGGCGGCACCGGTGCTGACAATGCATCTGCATGGTTTGTGACTTGGGGTCCGCGCGGCTGTCAACTTCTTTACCCTAAAGGTTCTGCTGTTGGCTTCCAGCACAATGACTTGAAGGAGCAAACAAAGCAGGAAGGCTCAGGCTCATCGCGGCGGATGCAGCAAGTCTACCGCGATCACATAAAATGGGATGTGGGTCTTTCGCTGGGCGATTGGCGCTCTTGTTCTCGTGTGTGTAACATTGACGTGTCTGCTTTGACCAAAGACGCCTCCGCCGGTGCTGATCTTCTTGATCTGCTGATCGACGCTGAGGAAACACTGGACACGGCATCCTCTGTCGGCGTGGACATGAACGGCAACTTGGTCGAGGGCAAAACTGTCCTCTATGTGCCACGCACTGTCGCAACATTCCTGCGAAAGCAGGCGCTCAATAAAGCAAACGTCAACCTCACGGTTGAAAAAGTTGCTGGCAAGCGCGTGACCATGTGGGGTGAGTATGAGGTGCATCGCATCGACGCCCTATCTGAAACTGAGGCCGCAATCACCGGCTTCTAATCCAACAAAATCCGTCGCCTGATCTGGGCGGCGGTTTATTCCAATCAAGTGCTGAAAGGAAAAATCATGCACCTAGATGATCAAGCCCTGTTCTCCGATCAACAGGCAATCACTACCACTGTGGTATCCACCAACTACATGAATCTTGGCGTGGCTGCGACGGTGCCTCGCGCACCGGCTCCAATTACTCAGGACTTTGGCGGCGGTCAGGATATCCCAGTGCTAATCCAAGTAACTGAGGACTTTGCGGGTGGCACGTCTTTGAAAGTGGACATGGAGGTTGACGACAATTCGGCGTTTTCCTCCCCCGAAACCGTGGCATCTTCACCTGTTTACGTGACTGCCGATCTGCTGGCTGGCAAGCAACTGCCAATTCCTGTTCTGCCGTCTGGCGTTGCTAAGCAGTATCTTCGCCTGAACTATACCGTTGTTGGCACCATGACCGCCGGCAAGATCACTGCGGGCATCACTGCGGGGAACCAGACCAATGGCTGATAAAAAATTGATCTGGGTCAAGGCCATTGCCCGTGGTCAACTCGCCAACCGAATGTGGGTTGATGAAGACTCACCTCCGTTTCAGGTCGAAGACGGCAAGGAATCCAAGCGTTGGATGAAAACGCTGACTGAGACTGAGGCGAAAAAGCTGACCGCTAAACTCAATGATGGCGTTGATGATGAGGTTTCGGCCTCTGATCTGGCTGCCATCACTGAGGAACGTGATGAACTTGCTGGCAAGGT